TCCGGCGCCGCTCAAATCCACCAACGCCGGACGGATGGAAGCGTTCAAGCGGCAATTCGGGCACTACCGGCCCAAAGGTGTCGAGATCATCAATTGTTCGCAGTGGAGTTCGCTGCATTGCTACCCAAGGGCTTCGCTTGAGGACTGTCTCGCTGAATCTGCGGTACTCGCTGACTGAGCGGGTCCAGGCGTTCGAGCGAGGACTGAGGCGGCATGGATTCTCGGTCATCCCGGGTCTGCAACCTGCCGATGCACTGGTGACATGGAATCGGATAGGCGCCGCAGATCGAGTCGCCCGCGATTACGGGCTGGTATTGGTTGCCGAGAATGCGGCATGGGGCAATGGGTTTCTCGAACGGAAGTGGATCAGTCTCGCGAAGGATAGGCACAACACAGCCGGGATGTTCCTGGCTGGCGGCTCTGAACGATGGGACGCGCTCGGCGTCGAGCTAGCACCCTGGAGGACTGAAGGCGAAACGGTGATCCTGTCGCAACGCGGGATCGGCAGTCCTCCAACGGCCATGCCGGCCAATTGGGCCAAGTCAGCCTATCAGCGGTATGGCGGGCGTATCCGGCCGCATCCTGGCAGGAACCCGGCGAAGCCGCTGGCCGATGATCTCGTGGGCTGTGGCCGAGTGTTGACATGGGGCAGCGGCGCCGCGATTCAGGCTCTGATGATGGGCATCCCGGTGATCTCGGAGATGCCGGGCTGGATTGGTGAGCAGGACAACACGGACACAGGCCGGATGTACATGTTCAGGAATCTGGCCTGGGCTCAGTGGGAGATCCATGAGATAGAAAGCGGCGAAGCATTCGAGGGTTTTCTGTGAGGCTTCTTTTTACCGGGAAGGGTACTTCAGGCAGTTGGCAGATTCGTGGTCTGCAAGTTTCCAAGGCACTAGGCGCCGCAGCGGTACCGATGGCCGGCGTACAGGACTGCAAGGCTGCGCATGCGATCGTGGCGGTCAAGCGCATACCCGATTCATTGCTGGAGACAATCAGGAAAAGCGGCCGACCATGGGCCTGGGATGTGGTGGATGCCTTCCCGCAACCGAAGTGCTCGGCCTGGTCGAGACAGGAATCGATCAACTGGCTAAAAGGTGAAGTTCGCCGGCTGGCTCCCACGATGGTGATCCTACCGAACGAGCGAATGCGTGATGACCTCGGGTTTGGGGATGTGATCTATCACCACCATCGGCAGAATCTGACGGTGAACCCGATCCGCGAACGGCTCGAGGTGATTGGCTACGAAGGCTCCCCGACCTATATCCGGGGATGGGCCGAGGCGATCGGCAAGGAATGCGCTAGGCGCGGGCTGACCTTCATGGTCAATCCAACGCAATTGGCTGATGTCGATGTCGTGCTCGCACTGCGCGGAGAAGGCTGGAATGGCTACCCGCAACGACACTGGAAATCGAATGTCAAGTTGGCGAATGCGCATGGAAGCGGAACGCCATTTATCGGCTCGAGGGAAGCCGGGTATCTGGAAACGCAGACGGGCGCCGAGCACTGGGCCGATGATCCTAGGGAACTCTCCACCGCGTTGGATTGGCTCGAGACACGAGATGCCCGATTGGCGATCCGGGAACGATTCCTTGGCGCATGTTTCACGTGGAACATGGCTGCGCATCGGTACCGAGAGGTGCTGTGCAAGCTGAAATCCTGATGGCCGGAAGCCAACGTGGCTTGAGGATGCTGCGTGCGATGGCCGAGGCGGCACCGATCCCTGTCAAGGTCACGGAGCGGTACGAGGGCAACAGCGAAATCCTGATGCTCTATGGCGTGGGGCATCCCGAGCGGCTGAAGTGGTGGAAGGCACACCAGGGAACCCGCATCTGCTGGGACTTGGGCTATTGGAACCGGCAACAGGCGATGCGCGTGGCGGTCGGCTATGAGCATCCCAGGAACATGCCGCAGGCGCCAGCCGATAGATTCAAGGCCTGCGGGATCATGCTACGGAATGACTACAAGCCGACGGGGCATATCCTGCTCGCCGGCATGGGAACTAAGTCACGCTCGATGCTCGGATTCAGGGGTCAGGAGTGGGAGAAGAAAACACTCTGGCGGATTAAGCGCACCTATCCCGAGTCGCGCATCTACTACAAGGCCAAGCGCCCGGAAGAATGGACCGGATGCCGGGTCAGCGATCAGCCGATCGAGCGACTTTTGAAGAATGCGTCGCTGGTGGTTTGCCGGCACTCGAACGTGGCGATTGATGCCTGTATCGCGGGGATTCCGGTGGTCTGCGAGGATGGGGCGGCGAGCGAGCTCTACGGCTCCGATCTCGCGGCTCCGAAGAATCCATCGCACGAAGAACGATTGGCTTTCTTGCAACGACTGGCCTGGTGGCAATGGAAAAACTCAGAGGCGGCACAAGCGTGGAAATTCCTGCTGACGGTCTGCGGATCAACGTCGGATGTGGCGGGAGGCGGATTCCGGGCTACATCGGCATTGATGCCGTCGAACGTCCAGCCGCTGATTTGATCGCGCCGGCTGACAAGATTCCGCTTGGGGATGGATGTGCGGTCGAGGTCATGGCTATCCATCTCGTGGAGCACGTCTATGTCTGGGAAGTGCCTGACCTATTGCGCGAATGGCATCGGCTATTGAAGCCGGGCGGTTTGCTGGTTCTGGAGATGCCTGACCTGATCAAGACGTGCCGAAACGTAATCGAAGGTCGAGTAGTCGGCGGCAAGCATCCTGATCAACTGACGATGTGGTCGTTATTCGGCGATCCGAGGGACAAAGACCCCTACATGAATCACAAGTGGTGCCACACGTTCAAGACCTTAGCGCCGACCGTGGCCGAGGCAGGGTTCATCAAGATTGTGGAGAGGCAGACGCAATGGCATCCAGCCGGGAGAGAGCATCGTGACTTCCGTCTTGAGGCGCGCAAGCCGGAGGGTGTGAAGTGATCAGACTCGCATGCGGATACGATGAACGGGAAGCATTCGGCTATCACGTCTTCTGCTCATCAGTCATTCGCACCAGTTCTGTTCCGGTGGCCTTCACGCCGGTAAGCGACGACCAGGCCGATGGCTCGAACACATTCGTCTACGCACGCTTCAAGGTGGCCGAGCTCTGCAACTTCGAGGGCTGGGCCATCTTCGCGGATGCCTGCGACATGCTCTGCATTGGCGACATGGCCGAACTTTGGGCGCTGCGGGATGAGCGGTTTGCGGTTCAGGTCGTGAAGAACAGCTACAAGACCCGCAACCCGATCAAATACATCGGGACGGCGATGCAGTGCCCGAACGTGGACTACCCACGAAAGAACTGGTCGAGCTTGCAACTTATCAACTGCGCCGCGCCTGAATGGAAAGGCGTGGACCGGAGCCCGAAGGGCCAGCAGCAGTTTGCGGGTTTCGAGGATGATCGAATCGGCGAGCTCCCTGCCGAGTGGAACGTCCTCGTGGATGAGAACGGCAGTCCCGAAGGCGCAAAGCTACTCCACTGGACGGCGGGCAGTCCTGGCTTTTGGCATTATAGGAATGCCAACGGCGCAGAGGCATGGCATGCCGAGCATGAATTCCTGCGTCAGGCATATATCTGATGGCTGACACCACCACAATCCAACTGACGGGTCTGGATGGCGTCTATGACATGCTTCGCTCACTGCCGGCTGAGGTCGTGAGCAAGCGCGGCGGGCCTGTCAAGACTGCGCTCAGGAAAGGCGCTGTCATCATCCGCAAGGCCGAGATCGCCAATCTCCGGGTCGTGACTTCCAACCAGACCAAAGAAGAAAGCATCTCGACGGGCCTGCTGGCGAAAAATGTCATTGTCAGCCGAGGCAAGCCGCCGACCGATGGGAATGGTGAGCGCTATCTCGTCCGGGTTCGCCGTAAGACCTATGCGCGCGTGAGTGGCAAAGCCGTGACGACGCTCAAGACTGCGCAACTTCTGGAATACGGATCAAGCAAGCAACCGGCCGAGCCGTGGATTCGGCCAGCCTTCCAATCGAAGGCAGCAGAAGCCATCCGCACGGTAGAGACTGAACTCGTGGCAGCGATTGATCGGATCGCTACCAAACTCATGAAGCAAGGAGGCGCCTGATGCTGCCTCCTGTCTTCCCGGCGCTGAAGGCATCTGCCTCGGTGCGGGCGATCGTTGGCACGAGTCCGGCCAGAATTTACCGGCACGGCGCGGCCCCGCAAGGGCTGACGCTGCCTTACATCACATGGACGCTCGTCTCCAGCGTCCCAGAAAACAACCTCAGTGATCTGCCGCCGACCGACCGTCAGACGGTACAGATCGACTGCTGGCACCAGAATTCCGATGACATCGATACGCTCGCCACGGCTGTGCGCGATGCAATCGAACCGATCGCGCACATGACATCGACCCTGCTCGATGAGCAGGAACCCGAAACGAAGCTTTACCGAATCGGGCTGCAGTTCGACTTCTGGGGAAGATGAATGGAGCAGGCCTGCGCGAAATGCAGAGACTTTAAATCAGCCGAGTTCTTCTATCGAAACAAAAAGAATGCCAACGGGCTAGAGAAGGTATGCAAGCCTTGTGTATTGCTGAGCAGGGCGCAAAGATACGAATTAGACCCAAGTTACAGAGAAAAACAGAAGGTAGCCGCAACCGAGCGGAACAAACTTATTCATGCACAAAGGCTTGTCGCCGCTTCAAACAAATACAGAACAGACGAAGCCATGCGCAAGCGTCTGGCTGCCAATCAGCGAAAGCGCTATGCGCGTGTTCGACTCATGGTCGAATTTAAAATTCGATGTGCAGTATCAACAGGATTGCGGCGCGCGCTTGGATCTTCAAAAGGCTGGAGCAAATCATTCGACATCGTTGGATACGATAGGCAAACCCTAGTTCGCCATCTTGAAAGGCAATTCCTTACCGGAATGTCATGGGAAACCTATGGCGATTGGCATATAGATCACATTACCCCGATCAGCAAGTTTGACTTCAAATCTGATCCGCTACAGACGGTCAAAGAAGCTTGGGCGCTTCCGAATCTGAGGCCACTTTGGAAGGCCGACAACATGCGAAAGCACGCAAAAACAACGCATCTCGTTTGAGACTGCGCACGGTCCAATCGGATCACTTCTTCGGCAGATAGCCGGGGACCAACCACTTTCACCCACCCCACCCGCCGATGGCGGGTTTTCTTTTTCAAGGAGCCATCATGGCCGTCGTTGACAACGCCTTTGAGACCAAGGGCACCCATCTCTATTTCGTTGATCCCGTCACCCATGCCGCTGTGAAGCTGACATGCCCGACCGGGATCACCGGCATCGGCGGTGGCTCCAAGGACAAGATCGATACCACCTGCCTCGATGAGACCGGCGCGTATCGCACCTACGTCGGCGGGTTCGCCGACGCGAGCGAAGTCTCGGTTCCGTTCATCCTGTACAAGGGTGACGGCTCGCACGAATCACTGTTCACCATGCGCGACAACAACGCAGTTGTCAGTTGGCTGGTGGGCCTGAGTGATTCTTCGACGGCCCCGACCGTCACGAGCAACTTCGAGCTCGACCCGCCGAATGCACGCACTTGCCTAACGTTCGACGGGTACGTCTCGAACCTCACCATCGACGCAGCCACCAATGAGGTCGTTCGCGGGACGCTGACAATCCAACCGAGCGGCACCACGACGTTCCACCCGGCCGCCTGATGGATATCACGAAACTGATGGCCCAAGCGGCCATTCAAGAATGTGATGTCA